GGACGATCTACAAGCATTACAAAAAATACAAAAACTTTTGAAAGCAGATTTAGAATCTGTTTCAACTGTATTAATATCAGGAGGGGTTGACAAAATAGATAATTACAAGTATCTAGTAGGTCAAGCTTTTACAATAAAAAGAACATTACAGGAAATCTCTAACCTGCTACAACCTAAGGAGCAAAAAAATGAGCAAGGAACAGTTATCGACATCGGAGACGCAAGAATCCGGCCAAATACCAAAAATTAAATTAGCCTTACAGGAAAAATACGAAAAAGAAGCTGAGAAAATAAAGATGAAAGAATCTTTAGAACCAGAAGCTTTACGTCCTGAAACTATGGCTCAAGATACCATTGATGAGTTACCACAACCATCTGGTTATAGAATTTTAGTTCTACCTTTTACACCAAAAGAAAAAAGTAAAGGTGGAATATTATTTTCCCAAGAAACTTTAGATAAAGCAAGAATAGCTACAACATGTGGTTATGTTTTAAAGATGGGAGATTTAGCGTACCAAGATAAAGATAAGTTTAAAGAACCTTGGTGCAAAAAAGGAGATTGGGTTATCTTTGCTCGTTATGCGGGTTCAAGATTACCAATAGAAGGTGGTGAAGTGCGAATACTTAATGATGATGAAGTGATAGGAACTATAAAAGATCCTGAATCAGTTCTTCATGTAATATAAACCCATAGGAAGGAACTATGCCAGAAATAGATGAAATAAAAAAAGATCTAGTTGATGTAGGCGAAGAAGAAGGTGCTGAAATTAATTTAGATGAAAAAGGTAATCCTGAAAAATCAGAGATTATTAAAGAAGAAGAAATAGAAGTTGAACAGGTAAAAGAAGAACCTGTTGAAGCTAAAAAAGAAAATGATGTAGAAGAAAAAAAACCAGACGAGCTTAAAGAATATAGTGATGGCGTTCAAAAAAGAATTGCTAAACTAACTCGTAAAATGAGAGAAGCTGAAAGACAAAAAGAAGAAGCTTTGACTTATGCTCACAGTGTTAAATCTCAAAAAGAACATGTTGAAAAAAGATTATCTAAATTAGATAAATCTTATGTTTCGGAATTTGAGAGTAGAGTTAAGAGTAGTATGAGTGCAGCTAAACAAGCACTTAAAACTGCTATTGAAGCTAATGATGTTGATGGTCAAGTTGCGGCTCAAACTCAAATGGCTACTTTAAGTTCTGACGCAATAAGGTTAAGTCAAATAAAAAGTCAAGAACAAGAAGTTGAGAAAAAAGTTAGTATAAATCCTCAACAAGCAAGACAACAAGATCCATATGGAAATGTACCTACTGATGCAAAAGCAGAAGATTGGGCATCTCAAAACAAATGGTTTGGAAATGATACTGCTATGACTTATACAGCTTTTGATATACATAAAAAACTTGTAGAAGAAGAAGGATATGATCCTAAATCAGATGAATATTATGTAGAAGTTGATAAAAGAATCAGAGTTGACTTTCCACATAAATTTGGTAAGATGGAAGGAAATACTACAGAAAGAGCAAAACCTGCTCAAAATGTAGCCTCAGCCAAACGTTCAGGTTTAATAGGACGCAAAAAAACTGTGAGACTCTCGCCATCACAAGTAGCAATTGCTAAAAGATTAGGCGTGCCGCTAGAAGATTATGCAAAACAAAAACAACTCACGGAAGGAGAATAAGCATATGGAAAATGATAAAATAAAAACTTCACGTGCGAGCCAAACAAGAGAAAAAACAGAGGTTAAAAAACCTTGGGCTCCACCCTCATCACTCGATGCACCACCTGCGCCTGACGGATACCGTCACCAATGGTTAAGAGCAGAAACTATGGGTTTTCAAGATACAAAAAACATAGCCGCTCAATTGAGATCTGGATTTGAATTAGTGAGAGCTGATCAATACCCGGAACAAAATTACCCAGTGGAAACACAAGGCAAATACGCAGGTATAATCGGAGTAGGAGGCTTATTGCTGGCTAAGATACCAGAAGAGACCGCGCTTCAAATTGAGGCTTATTACGATAGGCAAACAAAAAATCAAGACGAAGCAATTAATAACGATCTCATGAAGGAACAGCATTCAAGTATGCCGATCAATAGTGAACGGCAAACTCGTGTAACTTTTGGTGGTACAAAGAAATAACTATTCATTTAGTAATTCCTACCCACTGATATAACTTAAACAAAGGAAAAAAAATGGCAAACACAAGTACAGTGGGCTATGGATGCAGACAGACTATGACAGTTGGAAATACTCCAGCTACAGGTGGTCAATCTGAGTTCTTAGTTCAAGGCGGAACAGCTCCTGGAGCTACTAAAGCTATATTTAAAGGTGCTCCCGTTGCAATGCAAACAGCAGCTAATGTCCCTGGTGTTCTTGGATTTATTCAAGATCAAACAGCAGCATTAATGACTGATGGTATTGTTGGTGGTAACACATGGGCACATAATACAGCAAACACAAATAAGAGCTTAGGTGTTTTCAACGGCGCAACATTTGTTGACGTAACTGGAAAACCTTCTTGGGCAAACGCTTTACCAGCAGGACAAACTTCTGCTGTGGATTACAATACAGGTAGTAATAACATTACTGCTTTTGTAAATACTAATCCAGCTCAAGAGTACACAGTAAGAGCAGACGCAGCTTTGACTAATGCAAGTTTCAATACATTGACTAACACTGGTTTCAACTTAAATGATGCTGGAGCAGGTGTAAGTGGTCAATCGGATTGTACATTAGATCTAGCTAATACAACTGGAACTGCAAACTATATGTGGAAAATTGTAAGATCAGCAAATGTTATGGAACAGCAAGACTTTTTAGTCGCTGGTGCAGACGTTATTGTTGCTTACAACCCTCAATCTAACGCTTATCAAGCATAACCCAAATAGGAGTATATAAACAATGGCAATATCAAGAGCACAACTAGTTAAAGAACTAGAGCCAGGTCTAAATGCATTATTTGGACTTGAGTACAAACAATACGTAAACGAAGCAGCGGAAATTTTCGATACGGAATCATCAGACAGAGCTTTCGAAGAAGAAGTAATGTTAAGTGGTTTCGCAAATGCAGCAGTTAAACCTGAAGGCCAAGGCATTCAGTTCGACGATGCACAAGAAACATTCACTGCTAGATACACTAACGAGACAATCGCATTAGCGTTTGCAATCACAGAAGAAGCTATCGAAGATAACTTGTATGACAGACTTGCGTCTAGATATACAAAAGCTTTAGCAAGATCTATGGCAAACACTAAACAAGTAAAAGGCGCTGGAGTTCTAAATAATGGATTCCTTGCAGCTTTTGCTGGTGGCGATGGTCAACCGTTATTTTCTAACGCACACCCAACATTATCTGGAAATTTCAGTAATATGTTGACTACTGCTGCAGATCTTAACGAAACATCATTGGAGCAATCATTAATTGATATCGCTGCAATGACTGATGAAAGAGGCCTATTGATAGCGGCAAGAGGAATGAAATTAGTAATTCCTTCTGCTCTTCAATTTACTGCTGACAGATTGATGAAATCTGAAGGTAGAACAGGCACAGCAGATAATGACATCAATGCANTNAANAANATGGGCATGATACCTCAAGGGTATACTGTTAACCATTTNTTAACTAATGCAAGAAGATGGTTCATTAAAACTGATGTACCTAATGGTCTTAAGCATTTCAACAGATCACCTATCAAAACGACTATGGAAGGTGACTTTGACACTGGAAACGTAAGATACAAAGCTAGAGAAAGATATGTCTTCGGATTTTCTGACCCTAGAGGTGCTTTCGGTTCAGGCGCGTTATAATCGTTAAATAAATAATTAAAAAGGGGCTTTCGAGCCCCTTTTTTTTATGTTATAAGAAAGTAGAAATCATGAAAAAATTCTTAGTTAACATCAGAGCATATGGATATCATGCGCGTTTAGACGTAACGTGTGAAGATACAGCTGAAGCCATAGAAAATTCTATAGTTGACAAACTAGGAGAAAAAGGTGTAAAATGGGAAAAAGACGGATTTACAAGTCAGTCTATAAAATGGTTAACCTATGAGGAGGTTCACGATGGAACAATTACAAGACCTTTACAAAGCGAAGAGGTCGCTGGAATTGAACTGGGAGCAGGAGCATCTTAATGAGGGTAGATATACTCTCGATATGGTCAAGATTGATCATAAAGTTAGGCAAGTAATTGCTGATATTAAGATGAAGGAAGCTGAGTTAGCACATCATGTTGCTAAAATAGACGACGCTGCACCCGAAGTTTCTGTAGCTACTTAGGAAAAAGCTACACTTTTCGAATACGAATATTCACTGTGCAATCTCTTGCACTTCATTTAAAAATCATATATATTTTAATTACTATACATAAAAATAAAACAAGTAAATATAGACGCGTATAGTCGACATCCCTAGAGGACTATATTTACATATTCTAGGAGGAATATAACATGGCAATAACTACATTTTCGGGTCCTATAAAAGCAGGAACGATAAGAAACACAACAGGCGCTACAGCTGGAACTAACATGCAAAACACAGGTTTTGTTGTTATGTCTCAACAAGTTCAATTTGCTTTTGGAGATGAAGGAGCAGACGTAAATACTACTGCTGTAATCCCAGCAAACTCTCAAATCATAGATATTAAAATTAATGTTGAAACAGCATTTAATGATACAGGTGCTGATTTACTTGATATTGGAGTTGTAGGTAACTCTGATCTTTATGTTAATGATTTTGATATTAACGCAACAGGTTCTTTTGCATTAGGAGCAGCAGGACTTTGTGCAAATTGGCTAGACGTTGGAACAACTGATGTTCAAATAGCTTTCATTTATAATGGAGCTAACAATGATGCATCAACAGGCGCTGGAACATTTACTATTATGTACGCACAAAATATTAATATTACTGCGTAGTAATTAAATTTTATTAATTAAGTGTGGGCTTCGGCCCACACACAATTTAACAGGAGAAAATATTATGGGCGGCGGATCATTTTCAAGCGACCAAACAACCTTAACCATGGCTGTAATTGGCGCTGATACTTTAGCAAGAGCAGGTAGAGCTAGAATTACTTCTATTCAAGCAAAAGGAATAGCAAGTTCTACATTAGAACTATATAATGCAGCAACTGCAGGAGCAGCTGGAGCAGGTAATTTAGTAGCAACATATAATTTTGGAGAAGAAGGTTTAGAAGTTTATGTACCTGGTTCTGGAATTTTATTTACAAACGGAATTGTATATAATTTAGCAGGCGCAGCAGGAAGCGCTACAGTAACTATTACTGGCGGATAAGGTTTATATATGACAACTTCTGGAACAATAGCATTCAATCCACCGATTGATGACATTATAGAAGAAGCGTATGAAAGAACAGGCATGCGTGGAACCAGAACTGGTTATCAATTAAAAAGTGCCAGACGTTCATTAAATATTTTATTTTCTGAATGGGCTAATAGAGGTCTTCAACTTTGGTCAATTAAACAAGCAGCTGTTAATTTAGTTCAAGCTCAAGCAACTTATAGTACAGCAGCAGGTAGTACAGGATATCCAGCAGATATTAGTGATGTATTAGAAGCATGGATTAGAAATAATTCAAGTGGTACTTCTGCAGATGTATCTTTAACTAAAATAGATAGATCTCAATTTGCTGCAATACCAAATAAAGCAGTACAAGGTACACCTTCTCAATACTATGTAGATAGATTAGTTGCACCAACAGTAACTGTTTATACTACACCAAGTGCAAGTTTTTCAAGTGCAGGAACACCAACAAATTTTCAATTATGTTTTTTCTATTAGCTAGACTACAAGATGTAGGAGCATACACAAATACAGCAGATGTAGTTTATAGATTTTACCCATGTATGATTTCAGGTTTAGCTTATTATTTAAGTATTAAATATTCTCCAGATAGAACAGAAAGTTTAAGATTATTATATGAAGATGAACTTATGAGAGCACTTAAAGAAGATAGTCAAGGTACATCATCTTATATTTCACCAATGACATTTTATGGAGATGGAGTATAATGGGAGTATACGCAACAGGTAAACATGCATTAGCTATTTCCGATAGATCTGGATTAAGATTTCCTTATTTAGAAATGGTTAGAGAATGGAATGGTTCATTAGTTCATTATTCTGAATTTGAATCTAAACAACCTCAACTTGATCCACATTATGTTGGTGGAGATGCACAAGCTTTATATAATCCTAGAGTTCAAAGAGCTTCAACAGCTGGTTTAATTTTATTAGATAACAATCCTTTTGAAATTATTATTTCTGGAGGTAATACTTTTGTTAATGTTTATTCTCTCGATCATCAAAGACTAGCTAATAGTATTGTAAGATTAAGAGGAGCTCCACAAGTTATAGCACCTGGAACAGGTGGACCCGATGCTCCAAATTTACAATCATATGCAGCTATTCCAAACATTGCAGGTGTTACAGATATAGATTCAGCAAATGGTTTTACAATTCAATTAGGAAAAATTGATGCTGCAGGAAATATAACAGGCGCAACTACTACTGACCCATTAACTAATCCAATTAGTTATTTTTATTTTCAAAGTGGTGACAATGCAACAGCATCTGGTATAGTAGGTGGTTTTAATAGTTGTTCCGCAGGACCAGTAACATTGGAGGCATTATAATATGGCATACACTTTAGCAAATTTACAAGCAGATATAAGATCATACACAGAAGTTGGTGCTAATGTTTTAACCGATGCTATTTTAAATAATTTAATTAAAAATGCAGAGAATGATATTTACAGATCTGCAGATTCTGATGAAGAAAGATTTTATGCTACATCAAATTTAACAGCTAATAATAGGTATGTTAGTATACCTTCAGATTTAAGATTTATAAGATATGTTCAAGTAACAGATGGTGCAGGAAAACAAGTATATTTAGAACCTAGAGATACTAGTTTTATGGCTGAATATTATTCTACACCTAATATTTCTTCAACAGATTTACCTAAGTATTATGGAAACTGGGATGCTACAACTTGGGTTATAGCTCCTACACCAAATGCTAATTATGGAGTAGTTTTGGCTTATAACAAAGAACCAACTAGTTTAACTAGTACGGTCAATAATACTAGCACAACTGGGACTTATGTTTCTAATAAATATCAAGATGTGCTTCTATATAAATGTTTAGTAAATACATATGCTTACTTGAAAGGTCCGACAGATATGTTACAATACTACAACCAAGCATATGAAAAAGCTTTAATGACGTACGCGGTTGAACAACAAGGCCGAAGACGTAGAGACGAAGATAGCGATGGAGAAATTCGTACTCAACTAGTATCAGAATCTCCATCAGCTTACGGCAATAGACGAGGAACAAGTTAACACAAAGGAGAAAATAAATGGCAAATATAGTACCTTTCGCTTTTAAAGGAGAACTCATGTCTGGAACTCACAATTTCAGTGCAGGGGGTAATACTTTTTTTCTAGCGTTATATACGGCTAATCCATTCACAACAGCAAGTACAGTTTATGTTACAACTTCAGAAGTATCTGGAGCCGGTGGTTCTAACTATACAGCTGGTGGAAAACAATTACAAAACCAAGCAGTAGGCGCTTCAACAGCAACTACTACAGTTGATTTTGATAATTTAACATGGGGAGCAGCAACAACAGGCGCTGCAACTTTTGGAGCAGCTTTTGCGGCAATCTATAATACATCTAGTGCAAATAAATTAGTTGTAGTTTTAGATTTTGGTGGAACAAAAACGGCAACCAATGGCGATTTCGTTATTGCGTTTCCTAATATTTCTACACCTGGTAATGCAATTTTAAGTTTAACATCATCATAGGATTTTAAATAATGGCTTTAGTTTTAAATGATAGAGTAAAAGAAACTAGCACGACTACTGGCACAGGAGCTATGGCTCTTGCAGGC